AGAACCGGTTTCGGTGGCGGCCAGGCTGCCGCGCACGCGCACCACGCCTTCGGCGCTGAGCGTGTCCGCACCGCTTTCGGTGGCGGCCAGGGTGCCAGTGATGGTGCCGAGCGAGCCACCAGTTGCGGCAAAGGTGTCTGCACCAGACTCGGCTGCAGCAAGGGCGCCCTGAACGATGACCTTGCCAGAGATGGCAGCGGTGTCTGCACCGACCTCCAAGGCCGCCAGGGCGCCCTTGACGATGACCCTGCCGGCTGACGCAAAGGTGTCCGCACCGGCCTCGAAAGCGGCCAGCGTGCCTTTGACGATGACTTTCCCGGCCGCAGAAAGCGTGTCGCTGCCGGTTTCCGTGGCCGCCAGCGTGCCCGTAACGACGGAGCCGACCGTGCCCGCCGCGGCGAAGGTGTCGGAACCAGACTCCGTGGCGGCCAGGGCGCCCTGGACGACCACCCGCCCGACTGCGGCAAGGGTGTCGCTGCCCGTTTCCGCAGCCGACAGCGCACCGCTGACGCGGACGCGGCCTTCAGCGGCCAGCGTGTCGGCGCCGGACTCGACGGCCGACAGGTTGCCGGTGATAACCCCCGGCCCTGCCCCGCCGGCGATGCGCGGCACTCTTACGCGCAAGGGCATAGGTTAATCTCCGATCAGCGGCGGGCGGTTTTTGAACGGATGCGCGGCGGGGAGGTTGTTCAGCGCAGTGATGTCACCAAATGAAGCTGCTCGCCATGCCATGTAGCCTTCCATGCGCTGGCGAAGCGCATTCGTTAGTGCAACACCTGTGAAGATAATCGCCTCGCGGATACGCCAGTTTGTCCATCGGCTAAACTTCACGCCGGAACCTACATCAACTGCCAAAGTCCCAACGTTAGTGCGTTGGGTCCAAGCGCCAGAAACCGTGCCGTCTACCGCGCCATTCCCCCAACTGTTGATGAAGCCGTTGCCGATGGTGCCACACATAATGTTTGTAGTACCTGTAGAGAAAGTCAGTGCGCCTGTGCCATCGTAATTTCGCTGGGTGCCCGCAGTGTCATTTGTGTAAAGTGCGCTCTTTCCATTCGACTTAATCAGATACGCCCATCCCGCCGTGGTCGGACCGGCAGCATTGTAGAATTCAAACGGCGAGTTGTACGCATTGGTCCAAGACACTGCGCGCAACGACACGAAAAAAGACACAGGATAAACAAACGCCCAGCCTTCGGGGCTGCGTTGAAGCGCGTCGTTTGAGCCGTCCCACAGAACCGATTGCGGTTGCAGAACGGCATCCAATGTCGGCCTATTTGCAGCAACGCCCTGCGTGAAATGCCTGCCGTTCCCGCTCTTGTCCGTCAGTTGGGAAACCGCGCCGCTCTGACCAACAATCGCAGCAAGATCGAACGTATCCAGCCATAGCGCCGGTCTTTCAAGCGCAGGCGTCCAAAGCCGCCCTTGCAGCCGCGCCTCATCGACGAGAGAGACACCACGCGGCATTTACGTCACGTCCTCGTTGAAATCTGTCACATAGATTTCGTTGCCCGACGCGGCAAACGCGACACCCGCGTTGTTGATGACGCTGAATCGCAGCGAAAACGGATACAGCCGCACGAGCGGAACGTTGACTATCTTTGCCGACGCGCCAGTGGTCAGCGGCATCGTGTAAAGATCGCCGCCGACAGCATCGCCTAAATCCGTGCCATCGCTCGCCGTGACGCGCAGCGTGATGCTGCCGCCCGTCGAAGGCGTGATACTGCCGAGCTTGATCGTCACGAACCCGTACAAGTCACGGTTCGTGCTGTTGTCCCAGGTGACGCGGGTCGATTCGGAGCCGTTTGCCAGCGAGTTGAGCGTTGTTCCCGCGAGGTTGCTGCTACGAGTGGAAACAGTTGACCATTTTGCGACTGCCATGAATTACTCCTTCGCACCACGAGCGATACCGACTGCACGGGCATCGACCTTGACGCCGTGATACTCTGACCACGATGGATGCCGCGAGCGGCGCGAAAGCGCAAACAGCGCATCGCGCTGCGCCTCCGTCATCACATCACCGAGAACCAGCGCATCAATCGCGGAGCGCGTACTCGTCAGTGAAAAGTCCAAACCGTTTTGCTCTAACGCCCGGAGTCCCCAGCGCAGCGTCGGGTTGTCCGTTGCCATCGAGGCCAGCGCATCAAGCAAAGCAGCACCTTCTTGCGGCCCGAGCGCGTCCATCACGCCGCCGATGCCAGTGCTGGTCGGCTCCCATGTCACGACGATGGGCAGCGTTGGGTCTGGCGCATTTAGCGCCGCCGCTGCGGCCCAGTCTGGCAAGTCAGCGACATCGGGATTAGCGAGTCTCGTAGAAAGTGCGCCCATGCCTCAGTACCTCAAGCGTGCGTGATCGCCGCGCTGTTGATGGTCACCGTCTGGCCGGCGGTGATGCTCAGGCTGTCCAGGATGATGTCGGCCGCCGACAGCCCAACGGTCAGGCCGGTGATGATGTCGGTGCCGCCGCTGGCCGTGCGAATGCGAGCCGCTGCGGCCGTGCCGGTGTTGTCGGCGCTGGAGTCGCTGCGGGGAAAGCCTGCAAGCGTCAGCACGGCGCCCGATGCCGCCGCTGCGGCCGGGTTGCCCAGCGCGATGGTGGCCAGGACAGTGCTCATGCCCGTGGTGCCGATCTCCAGCACGCCGGTCGTGCCGATGGCCGTGGTGACCGCATCGAGGCGGGCGTTCTTGACTGCGGTGGTGTAGGTGACTGCCATGGTGGTGGTCCTTCAGGTGATGAGTGGGGTTTAGGCGCCAGGCTGCTGGCCGCGCAGGGCGTGCATGCGGGCTTGGTGTTCGCGCTCTTCGCGGGCGTCGGCGCGGGAGCGGAAATACAGGTTGACCACGAAGCCGGCCAGGCCGAGCACGATGCCGGCCAGCACCGCGGCTTCGCTGCTGACCAGCCAGCCGCCGAGGGTGACGCTGGCGCCGGTGTAGGTGGTTTTGCTGGCCGCGCTGGCGATGGTGGCGTCCACCGTTTGCTGGGCGACGTGGTGTTTCATCATGTCCATGGGCGGCCTCAGCGCTCGTAGGTGGTGACGGTGCGGGTGATTTCGTCGTTGGCGTCACGCTCGACGGTTTGCACGCTGCGGGTGGGGTGGCTGTCCACCACGGTGACGGCGGCGGGCTGCACCTGGTTGACCACGTTGACGGCCGGCACTTCGGCGCGCACCTCGGGCATGATGGCCTCGACGGTGACGTTGGGCGCGGGGATGACGATGGGCATGTTCTGCACGTCCTCTCGGATCTGGCTGAGCATGGCGCGGTGCAGCTCTTGGATGTTGTGCGCCATCTGCTCGGCCTGGGCGGTGTCAATGCCCACGTGCACGCTGACCGGGGCCGGCGCGGGTGCGGGGCGCTCCAGCGCACGGGCCAGCACTTCCACCATGGCAGCCTCCGGCGCGGCGCGGCCGGCGGTGGGTTCCGCAGCCGGGGCCGGGGCGCCTGGTGCGCCTGCAGCGTTGGCGCCAGGCGTGGCGTCATAGGCCGTCAGGCGCACGCCGTATTCGGCGGCCAGGTCTTGCGCGGCCTTGATGGCGGCCAGGGTGTCGTCGAAGTCGTACCCCATGGCGGCGCTCAGGTCTTGCGGGCTCATCAGGCCGGCTTTGACCTTGAGGATGTTGGCCTCGGTGTCGGCCTTGGGGTCTACCCAGTCCCACCGACGGGGCTGCCACTGGTGGGCGCGGAACTTGTCGAGCTTGGCGGCGGGCAAGGCGCTGCCGTTGGGCATGAGGATCAGGCCCTTGAGCAGGCACCACTGCAGCCAGGCCTGGTAGACGGGCTCCAGGAAGGCGGCGATGAACCATTCCTGGTCAGCGGCCCAGCGGTCACGCTCTTCCAGCGTGCCGCTGCGGATGCTGCTGAAGTTCACGCCTTCCAGGTCATTGGCCAGGCTGTGGTACGCGATGCCCCAGCCCGAGGCGATGCGCTGCAGGTGGTGTTTGACGAAGGGGCCAACCACCTGGTCTGGATAGCGGCTTTCGTGCGCCTGGAAGGTGACGCCGGGGGGCAGCACGTCATACGGGCCGGGCTGGGTGACGGTGATGTTCTCGCCCTCGTTGTCCACCGCGCCGATGGGGCTTTGGCCATCCGGCGTCTGAAA